TACCAACGTTTTAGTAGTCCGGGTATAACACCTTCGTGTTCTGTTGTAAAAATAGTACCGTTTGCACTAAGCATCCAAGGTTGATTGCTATCAAATACAAGTTTATAAATCTCTGCACCTGATAATACATCACTTTGTCCGTTCTCCCAGTCAACAGTTAGTGCAGTATCACGTTTCTGTTCCATAACTGCTTCATATTCTTCTGTAGCAAAACGTCCTTCCCAACTGCCTGCGAAACTTTTCTTCTTAAGACCCATATCTTCTTTTACACGAGCATCTGAAACGTCTGGACGTAGTTGTCCAACAACTGTTGCTGGATCCATATTCAATGCACGAATAACACTAGGATACAGACTGTTCAAGTCCATACTAGCAATCCATTTGTGCAAGCCTTTTTTTGGAAATGCAACATAAGCACCTGCCGCTTGTGTGTTTTCTTCATCACGGTGCGGACGATTAGGTACTTGCATACCACGTCTGTGTGCTTCATTAACAATCGCTTGTTCTGTAACTGCGACAGCACCCATAGTGGTCTGAAGCAAAACAGTATTTGCGTGTGCAAGTTCGTTACTTAGATCAATAAATCTTAGTTTTTTGTCCAGCTTGTCCAGTAGTGCGGTATCTTGTATGTTGTATTCGATGAACTTTCTAAAGTCATTGTTGTACAACTGGTCCAAAGTGCCTTCATAAGGGACCTTGTTCTCACCAACTTCGATTTCGCCAATGGCATCAAGTCTATATGTGTGTCTTTCTTCATATGTATATTTACGATATAATTCCAAACTATCTAAATGCACTCTGCCTATTAGGTCAAAGGTAACAGCTGATTTACCATACTTTTCATATTCACGTTTCTTAGGAAGTTGACCCCACAAGCAGAATCTACGTGTATCATCCTTGCTTAGTACACGGGCAGTTCTGTTTACAGTATACGGAATATCATAACCTTCACTGTTCCAACCTGATAAAATATCAGCGTCTTCAATCAGCGTTAAGAAAGTGTCAATCATTTCACTTTCTTTTTCAACTAGCATTACATTATCAATGCCTTCAATTTCTTTTTTAGCCTGCTCCATAGTAAGTGTCTTAGGCGGCACAGCAATACAGATCATTGTTTCGAGCCACTGTAAGTATACAGAGATACTTGTAATAGGCATAAACGGATCTGCAGGATCAGCAAAGCCACGCTCTGGATCAAAGTCAGTCTCAATATCAAAGAATGCAATGTTTAGTTTAGGAGCATCTTGATTGAGATAGTTTTCACTCAAACATTGGAATATAGGATTAATATCGCTTTCAAACATCTTCTTGCCTTTGTTAATAGCAAGTTCTTTACGAAACTCCTTTGTGTTCTTACACACAATTCTACTAATTGGATCGCCGTAGATGCTTTTAAATTTACCTCTTTGATCTTCATAATAAAATGTATACTTGATTGGATATTCAGTAAACTTTCTTTTGCCGTCTTTACGTTCTACAACACGTACAATGTCACTGTCTCTATCAAATAATGCGTCTACGTAACTCAATTAATTCTCCCTGTAAGTAATGTCATTAATGTTTCCTGCTAAAACATATCTTGTTGTGTTTACAGGATATACTTTATGATGTATGGTACTAGGAAACATGACTACCATATCATTATACACTGGTAAGTTGACTTCGTCAACCGGAAAGATTTCGTTTTTGGACTCCTGCATTTCAACAAACGTAAGTGGATTGTTACTTTCGCCTACATCTAAGTAGTAAACCCAACTGTAACGACTTAGTGTACCGTGTTCGTGTTGTGGACAACCTTGTCCGGGTAAGCTCTCTTGGAACCATACTTCTGCATCAATGTTTAATTGACTAGTTTCATGCCAAACTTGATCAGTTATAAACTTAGGACCCCTTGGACGTACAATATTATGGCAATACCATAAATGTATTTTGTCTAGTAAAGGACTAATTATATCGTGATCAAGATGTATTTCGTGGTTAGTCTTCCATGACTCAACAGTATATTGTTCTTCCTCTTTTAATTTAAGGAAATAATCAATAATAGGTTTTGTGGTTTGTTTAGTAAAGCCAAGCGGGCCATGTCTTATGGCGGTCGGCTGAGATATGTATAGTGTACTACAACTTAACTTCATTTTTTCCTACGTTGCTTATGGCCAACTTAACCTTCTACATGCCTGGCAATTGCCTTTGGCGTTACTATTATTTATTAGAACAACAAGCCCGCAACGTAAATTACGGTTAATCCTGCGTTCATAACAATTAAACTTTTTTCTTTCCATAGGACACCAACAAGTATCCATAGACTATTACTAATAATGAATGCCCAAATGTACAAAGGGTAAACATTAAATGCGGCCAGTGTAGCGGCTGTCAGTAAACATACTGTAGCCACCCATGCTAGCCATTGATAGGGTTTTACCACCATCCTGCGGCCACTCCATATCCAAATGTGTTAATAACAGCAAAGTATCCTGTTAGTAACATAACCCATGCCGCGCCTCTGCGTACAGCCGCGTAGCATTGTGTAACCGATCCTACAAAAAAGAACGGATATATAATTAGCATGTTTGGATCTTTAGCATTAAATGCCAAAGTCAAACTTGCCATAACTGTAAATACGAAACTTATTAGTTCGAATCCAAAAGCAATCTTGTCGCTTTTATAACTATTGATCCAAAAATCTTTTACTTTTTGCATTACGGCTTGTCTTTCCCTACAGTGACAACTAGTGTTTCTAAATCGTCAAACTCGTCAGCAACCTTTTCCCAATCACCTTTATGGGCAACTTTAATTGCTTTGTTAATTAAACTTGGCTTAATGTCAAGTTCTTCTGCTACTGCTTTCACAGTTTCTTTAAGACCTGTGCTTAGATCTTCAATTTCTCTCATAACTGTAGCGCCTTCGTTAACCAAACGTTCTAGTTTAGCCTTCTCGTCGCCACCATATACTCTGTCGCTCATAAGATTCTCCTTAGTTTATGTAGTATTATACTATATTTTTAGGGTGTTGTCAAGTGTTATTTTACCAATTATCTTGGAGGACAAATTTCAAAGCCGTTCATCTGCTTCTTGTATTCGTCTGCATATCCAACATATATGTACTTAACACCTTTGGCCTTGTAATACGCACATTCGTGGCGTAGGCTCTTTAGACCTAAGAATAACTTAGGGTTTTTGTAGTTCCAAGCAAACTGTATTGCTTCTACATTATCTGAATTATACCAATAATAGTGACTAAACGCAACTAGTTCTTTATTGCTGTAGTATCCAACTATATCACAATGCGGTGCACACAAGTCTTCGTTAAATAAAGGCATTACACTTTCAAACTGTTTGTACTTACAGTATTGATCGTATATTTCTTGTAGTTGTTCTACTGGCGGGTTATCAAACAGTACGGCTGATTTAGACATTCTATAGTTTGTTTTAGATAAATTAATTCTAGCATATATGTCACTCACGATTTTGCACCTCTTGTTTGTATTCTTTAGTCCAATTCTTATAATAGTCTTTCTTTTCTAACCATTCCCTCGCTGTTTCTAGTTTTTCTTTTGGTTGCAAAAGAACAAGAGCATATGTGCCATGGTTTAATTTTATATCTTGTACTTCCTCTACTTCAAGAGGATGATCTTCAAGTGCTACATAACCTCTACGGTCAAGCATAGGCTTTGTGTCATCTATAATATTACTTAGTTGTTCAGGAGTAATTCGGTCATAATCAAAGCCTAGTATAACTACTTCTTTACCTTTAGGCCAATGATATGTATAATTTTCTATTTCTGCTCGTACCCAGGTATTAATTTCAAATGAACCGTCGAGCCAATGTGTGTGTACAGCATTATCTTGCCATGCCTTTTTAGCATACGGACATGGAGGTAGGTTATTAAATGTTTTTGATGGTTTGCTTAATACGTTTTGTATCCAATCATCTATCGATGACTTGAAACTTTGCATGGCATATTAGGCCTTAACGCATTTGTTAACACGTTTGCCTGCGTTCTTACCAGTACCTTTTTGTGTTCCAGCTCTCTTATAGCCTTTCCAACATTTATCAGGACCAGCTACTTCATCTAGCTCTGCTTCTGATAAACCTAATGTTGTGTAACTTGGGTTACCACAATCTGTACAATTAGCTTCTACAGATTCTTTTGCAGTCTTAGCCGCATTTTTCCAATCTTGTGGACTAGGTGCATCTGGATGATCTGCTGATCTGCTTGTGCCGGCTTTTTTACGTTTATTCACATAGTAGTATAAGCCTTTTTTCTTCTTTGCTTCTTCTAACTTTTGTGCTAGAGTATCTACATATGATTCATCTTTTTTTGTAGGTTGTTTTTTACCTTTATATTCGTATCTATCGTCGCCATCTTTCCAACGTTTGTATGCAGGTGTATTTGCTTTTTCGTCTGCTGGACTAATCTGCATCTTTTCTTTAGATTCTGCTTCAACAAATACTTGTACCATATCGTCGCCGTTGTTAAGGCCACCTTTTTTAACTTTTACGTTTGCTTTGCCATATTCTTTTTCAGCTTCTGCTGGAGACATACTAGTTTGCTTCCAACGTTTTTCTGCTTCTTTAATGTCTGCTTTTTTAGGCTTGTCGTGTGTCCAACCTTTTTTAGCCATGTCTTTATGATCTTGCTCTTTATTGGCTTTCTTGCCTTCACCTGTCTTAGGATCATACATCATGTGTGGTTCAAATTTGTCAGCTTTTTTAGATTCAGATACTTCGTCAAATTTCATTTCATAATCTAAATGATGATATACACTACCTAAATAGTCTGCGGCTTTAGTAATCTTTGCTTGTACCCAGCCTTCAAGTCCTTGTTCTTCACTTACGCCTTTAAGCATTTCGTGTAGTTTAATACCGTACTTGGCAACTTTGTATAGATCGCCTCTAGCCATTTGCACTTCGTGGTCTCTTTCAACCTTGTATGCCATGTCAGCTAAACCGTTTTCTTTTAAGTCTTTTTCTCTCATCGTGTTATCCTATTTTTTTCTTTTGACTGTTTTACCACCAAAAACATTATCTGTAATGTCTAGTCCGTTCTTTGCAGTACCGTCTTTGTTTAGTGCTTGTTTTGCTTTTGGTACACCGTTTTTATCACGCTTTATTTTTCCGTATGCATGTGGTGGATTAGCAACAGATGCTATATTCCCTGCACTAGTAGAACCTGTTGTAGCAAATTCTTTTATTGATTCTTTATTCTTAGAATGACAGTCGCAATGCTTACAGTCAGGACCACATGTACATTCTGTTACAGGAACCCCACAACAGTCTTTTGAGCACATCTCTACTTTTTCTTCTCTAAATAGTTCTCTTATTAACATGTTAGTATTTACCTTTTTTCTACTTGTTATTTTTTCTTACCGGACTTCATATTTGCACACCAATGATACATTTTAGCACGTTCACCACTTGCATTCTTTGCTTTTTTACGTAGCTCAGTTACACTACCATTGCAACTAGCACCTGACTTTTTTACTCTACCAGGTCTGCTTTTACCACTCTTCTTGCCATCTGCAAAATTTTCTAATAAGTCTAATACTTGATCAGTAGTATAAAGTCCGCTTATAAGAGCTTCTTTTGCCATTTTAGTAGCAGTTGCATACATAACAGCATCAGCATCTTTGCCGTAACGTTTTTTAAAGTCGCCTTTATTCTTCTTCATACCCTTGACGTTTTTTTCTTTTTTCTTTTCTTCGCCTTTGGTAAGTGTACGTTCTTCCATATTTTGATATTCTTTTTCTAGTTCAGCTAATTCTTTTTCTAGATTATCTAAATCATTTTTATCAGGTTCAAAGTCATTGAATAATTTTTTCAAGTCTTTTTCATCTTTTGCTTTTACTAATTCGTCATAAAGTTTTTTCCCGCCATATAATGCAACTGCAATAGCCACAGCAGGCATACCGTATTTTGCTAAACTTTTTACTACAGGATGATTAAAGAATTTTTCAAGCCAAGCCAGAGCATCACCGATCCATTTAAATGTTTTCCATGATACAGTTAAGAATGCTAATGCCCATTTGTTCTGCCAAAACCATTTAATTATTTTTAATATGTAACTACCATGTTTTAAAAATTTAAAGTATTGAATGTATTCATTTAATTGCGTATTTTCTGCAACAGGTTCTTTCATATGTTGTTGTATTGCTTTTGCAGTACGTTCGAACTTATGATCTTTGTGTTTAAAGCCTTCACCACCAGCCGCTTCCCAACTAGCAATGTTTTTTCCAAAGTCATCGATTAAAATGTTTGGTGTACCATCGCTGTTAACAGCATACTTAGGTTTGTCATGTGTAATGATAACATTCTCTGGTGGAAAGAAGTCTAAATTATTTTTAATCCATTCACGTTTGTGTGGTTCTGAATTAGGATCGTTTGGTAGTGGACTACTTAGAATAGTATAACTACCTTTGACTTTTTTAATAACACCTAGCAAGTTTTTTGCTTGTGGTAGTAATGGTAAGTCTAACCAAAAATTATCTTTATCTCTAATCTTTTGTAGTGCAGGTTCAATGTCTTTTACTTTACGCCAGTCACTGCCTATTAACTTTTGCCATTCTCCAAAGAAGTCTGCTAATACGCCATCCATGTCTACGTATACTTTACTTGTACTTGCTAATTCGCCCAAATTTTCTGCCATCTTACTATAGTATAGCATACTTTCATCAGTGTTGTCAACCGATTCTGCAAGGCCTAGATTGAATAATACATTGGTTTTGGAGCCTTTTACCTTTTTTGATAGTGTAGGTGGGCGTCCATCTTTGTCTACTTTGTTACCAAACTTAGCGGCTTGCTTCTTAATAGCATCTACACCAACATCTGCTGTAGTATTGACACCTTTTACAACACGGCCACCGTGTTCTTGTATCTGAAGGAAGTGTTTGAAACTGCCTGGCTTAGGAACTTTGTTTTCAATATCTTTTAAATTATGATACTTCATTTTTTCCGTCCTCTAAAACCACCACCAGTCATGTGTGGTAAACTAAACCAAAGTTTGAACCAGTCTTCGTCACCTGGTTTGATATTTTTTTTCTTCTCTATCTTACGTTTTTCACTAGCAGTCTTACTAATGTTTTCAAGAGTATATTCAGTATAACCTTTATACTCATTGACACCTGCAAGTTCTTTTAAACGTTCAATATCCATATTAGTCAGCTCGCCTAATATCGTGTTTAATATCTAATTGAGTAAACAACTTTGATGTTGTTTCAATGCTTGTAAGCATTTTTTTAATTCTATCTAAATGGTCTGGGTTGTCTTCAACTTTTTGTCTAAACTTATTAGCCGCTTCAGGTTTAATAAACAACAGTCTACCACTCCATGCCGCACCTTTTCTGTAAAAACTTAAAAAATGTTCTTTACCATCTACTCTATCTGCAATCCAATCTAATACTTTCATTTTATTTGGATCTTGTTCTTTGATACTGCCATTGTCTGTGCTTTTAAAAAATTTATATTCGCCTAGATCTTCTTCTGATACACTATCGTTAACAACATTAACACCCATACCTGATCTAACCTTGTTAAACATCATTTGTGCAAGTCTTTCATCACCTGCAACACCTTGTTTAAAAGTTTCAAAGTCGTCGTCAACTGCCGCGGCTTTAAGTTTACTTGCACTCATACCTTCAGCACCTTCTGCATCAGGATCACGTTCGCCTGCACTTACAACATCAATATTATCAAACTCATAATCTTTGCCGTTATACTTATTAAGTAGTTTTGTAAATGATTCAACTCTATCACTACCTGCTATATATACAACTTCGTTATAACCTTGAGATTGTAAATGTTGCATTGCTTGAATAATTGTTTTTACATCTTTGTTGCCTACTATTATATCAGAACCAAAACTCTTTTGTGCAAAGAAAACCTTTTCTGCAAATGATAGTGGATCTGTTTTAGGCTTTTGTGTATGACTTAAAAATAAAAAATGGTCTCCAGGATATCCTGCCATCTTGTCTACAAGTTTTTTGTGTCCAATGGTTGGAGGATTCATTCTACCAAAAGCAAATACTGCTATTTTGCCGTCAGCTTCAAATAGTTCTCTGAGATGCATCTAGTTCTTCCTTAGGATTTCTTTCGTGATCTAATACCATATGTGCTAAGTCTGCTTTTTCTTGTGCAGTCATAAGCTCTTCAGGTAGTTTATTAAGGTCGTACTTTAAACAATAATGATTTAATGCCTTATCACACAAAGGCATAATATGTCCTTGGATTACTTTTTCGTTAGTTTCACTTTTCATTTTATCCATACATGGCATGTAATGTTTGCGATAAAATTCTTCATCATTTATCATATGAAAATGTACATCGTCAATGACATTAAACGGCATTGAGTCTTGTTTCATATCAAATATTTCTCTTAGTAACATATTACTTCCTTACCATTTACGGCATGACCAATAACGTGCCTTAGTACGTGGTCCTGGATTATCACAGTTGTGTCTTGCTCTAAAGCTCTTACGTCTTGCAGGGTTAGACTTTTTAATCTTCATTGCTTTACCTTTAACACTTGATCCGCCGTGTCCAAAGTTTACTTTTTTTACATTACCTGTTTTAGGATCTTTTACGTATACTTTAAACTTCTTAACGTCACCTTGCATAGGCTTACCAAGTTTAACTTTACGCCCTTGGTACTCTGCTTCGTCCATGATTTCATCTTCATTGTACCACATTTCGCCATACGCTTCGTAGAAGTCATCATCGTCATCATATGTTTCGTCAATACTTGCACCAGCAAGTTCTTTCATTCTATCAAGTTCTTCGTTATCGGGTACAGCACTTGCCATTTCTTTACAATCTGAGCATCTGCCATGTCCTTGATAGACATCCATAATAGGTGCGCCACAGCAATTACTTACCATGCCTTCTTCATTTTCGTCGCCTGGTGAGTATGCTTCTTTTGTCTTTTCAGCTTTACTGTATTTGTCTTTGATGCGTCCTAATTCTTCTTGACTAGCACCTTCACGTCCTGCTTTAGCGGCTTTTTTCATATATTCTTTACCGTGCTTTTTCACACCAGTATAGTATTGTAAGCCTGATTCGTTTGTTTCGGCTTCTAATAAGTAGTCTTTAAATGTTTTTGTCATGCGTCAACACCTTTACGTTGTAATATAAAGTATTTATCAATAGTAGTCAACCTCTAATGGTGCAGTGGACTAAATAGAAACCAAAAAGGAACGGCTATGTTGAAGCACAAACACATGATAATTAGAGCTGAAGTAAGCAATCCACCACAATGCGAGCAAACTATAGTCGATTGGGCTGGTAATTTAATAAGAGATATAGATATGAAGATAATGATGGGGCCATATGCTAAGTATTGTGAAATGCCGGGCAATAGAGGGTTTACGTGTGTTACTATTATTGAAACAAGTCATATAGCAATACACGTTTGGGACGAAACCAGTCCTGCACTAGTACAACTAGATGTATATACATGTGGTGAATTACATAAAGATAAAGTATTTGATGCACTAGAACGCTGGGATCCAGTTAAAGTTGAATACAAATATTTAGATAGAGAAAAAGAACTTACGTTAGTTTAAGCTCTTGCGTATTGTGGAGTTGCTTTTTGTTGATCATCATTCCAAGTTATACCACCTTTGATCATAACATCACCGGCTTCAACTGCTTTTATCAACTCTGCTTGAGTACCAATTAGATAGTAATTCCTATTCATAGAGTTTACAAACAATATGTTTTCTACTTCATCTTCTTTATTGTAACTATCATATGCTAGTGCAGAATAGTTAAGTTGAAACTTACTAACGTCAATACTGCCATCAGGTTCTACCATTGCAGAAATTCTTTTCTTCCAATTACTAACTTTTTTCCAACCATTAATAATACTTTTAAATGTTGCATCTAAAAGTTCTACAGTATCTTCAGGTTTGCCGTTTGGAATAAGAACTTCATTGTTTAAAACTTTTAACCCACTAGCATTAAAATTATACCTACTCGAAAGTTTCTTAGATACTTTACCTTTTGAAGTCATTACGTTAAATGCACTCATGTAGCCTGGTTCTTTCATTGCACCTTTTTCGTCGTTTGGATTAATTTCTTTTATTTTAGGATTAATTCTTTTAACTTGTTTATTTAATTCTTGCCAACCAGAAGTACCAGCACCAATTCCTTTTGAATTTAACCTTGCTCCGTATAAACTACCTGGAGTCATTTGCTTACTATTGTATCCACTTCCTTTTAGTTCAAAGGCAACACCGTCTACTATTAGATCGCCTTTGTCATCTGCTTTTTTAGCAGGGTTACCTAATATTGCTAAACCTACTTCAGCAGGTCCATAATTTCCTGATGTTGTTCCGCCAGGAATAAACCCAAAGAATGCTGTTTTAATTTCTTCGTCAAATAAGTCTTTTACGTCTTGATCTAGATTTTGATTAATATGATCATCAATCTTACCTTTCTTAGCCGCAACTAAACCTTTCATATCAATTACTTGACCTGCAATAGCATAATCTAAAAACTTATTAATTGTTTCTGGAGAAATATCTCTGTCCTCAACTGTGTTAATAATAGCTGTCATATGATTTAAAATACTTTTTTGTACAGCACTCATATTAGTCTTATCTAATTGGCTTTCAGGAGTTAAACCTTCTGCTTTTTTAACAAGTAACTTTAATTTATTTCTTAATTCTCTTTTAAAGGTTTTTAGATCTTTTATAGTTTGCGTTCTTTCTTCGCCTCTTTCCTGTTTAATTTGTTCAGGAATTGCTTGTTCTAATGCTGAAATATCTTTTTGTAATTTCATAGCATCAGGATTTTTACATACGTTTATTGGTTGCCCGCCACACATAGCATCAATGGTTTGCTTTATATTTGCAATAAGCATTTCTATTGGTGAAGTTGCTACAGCAACGTTTTCTTCAACAGACTCTTCTTTACCTTGATTAGCAAGAAGTTGTTTTGCTTTTTGTTGTAGTTTCTCTAACTGACTCTGAATTTTCTTATATATGCTAGGATTTTCTTCTTTAGCATTATCTGCGGCAGTTGCAATGATGTCTAAGTTTTGATCTACATCGTCTTCAACTTTAGTAGGGCTAACAGCAGGTCTTAGAGCCTGTATTTCATCTTCACTTAATTTAAACTGACCGTAACGCATTATACACTTACCTCAATATCAAAGTTATCATATCCTAAATCAAATAATTTGTTTGCTATATCTTCAGCAACTAAATCTGATTCTTCTTCGTCTAATTGTGCATGTGTTTCTACAGTAAGCACAGTTTTTCCATCTTCGCTTTCATTAAGACTATAATTTGTTTCACTTTCAAGCAATGCAGGTGAAGCCATAGTAGCTACTTCTGATACTACAATATCATCTAGTTCTTCTTTGTTATCAAAAATAACATTAATAAAATTTTCCATATTACTTCCTAGTGATTAAGTCTAATGCTGTTTACAGTACCATCTGTGTATACTAGTTTTGCTCTAATATAAACAAAGTTACCTGTAAAGTTAGCATATTTAACGTCTGTTTGATTAGCAACGGTTACAGTATCTACGTCAAACCAGTCAGCGTCTGCTGGTGTAGTGGCTAGTGTTGCTTGTATAGTGATCGAACCTGTAAGACCTGCATAATCATACTGTACAGTATGAATACCATCTGATCTTCCATAGTATCCGTCACCCTTAAAATTACTTCCGGTTACAGTTTCAGTCGTACTGTCCCCTGGATGTGTGTTTGCTGATAAAATTATTTCGCTTGTGCTTGGCATAATACTATTTATGCAAATCGTTGCGTGAAACATATTTTATCACACGACGGATTTGACCTCCTAATGCTATTTTTGCTAACATAAGGTAACGTTCATTTTTAGCATAGAAGTAAAACCCTTCAGCAAAATGATTGTTACGTACAACACGTTTAGCAACATTGCCTATTTTAAAGCCGTCTGGATTATTTTCACAGTAGTCTGCAAAATTAGGGTCAACTTTTTTACCTAGTAATGCTTTATATTGCCATACAACTTCCCCATCAACTAGTTCTGTGTTTGCATTTTGTAAAAGGTAATCAAATACATAATCATTTTCAGGCTCATACCATTGTGTAGCATCAACTTGTTTTTGTAATTTTTCTAACCATTCAGGTTCGTTTGAATACATATCTAATGTGTATCCTTCGCAACGTACCATAGCATGTCTTTTATTTTTTTCTAGTGCATTGTATAAAACACAAGCATCCATAAATGTTTCTAATGTAACAGTTGTATTATGTTTACGCAACACATGATTAAAAGGACTTTGTATAGGTAATTCTGCTTCAGCATCTCTCTGCATAGCATCTAGTTTTGATTTAACATAACCTAAGTTAAGTCCTCGAAAGAGCGATGCAATACCGCTCTTTACACGAAGTTTGTATAGGTACTTGTTATAGAATAACTTAGTTGTGTATAGCTTCTGTAACATCTTTTACCTTTTCTTTGATAGGTTCTAGATGCAATTTATTATCAGCAACATCAATCTTTAAAGTACCGCCATCTTTGAGATCGCCAAATAATAGCATCTTACTTAGTGGACGTTTGATTTCTTTATCAATATATCTGTGCATTGGTCTTGCACCCATCTTACTATCAAACCCATTTTCTACAAGATGATCAAGAGCATCGTCACTAATTTGACAAACAACATTTTTATCATCAAGCATTGTTCTAAGTTCAAGTAAGAACTTACCAACAATTTTTAACATAATAGGTTTTTCTAATTTACCAAATGTAACTACACCATCAAGTCTATTTCTAAATTCTGGAGCAAAGAAACGTTTGAATTCTTCATCGCCATAGTCTCCAGCAAAGTCTTGACTAAATCCAATAGTGTTTTTCTCAGCTTGTTCTGCACCTAAGTTAGTTGTAAGGATTAAGATACAATTACGTGCATCAGCCTCTTTACCGTCACTTCCAGTAATCTTACCATTGTCCATAATCTGTAAAAGAATTTGTGCAATGTCTGGGTGTGCTTTTTCAATCTCATCAAGCAATAGAACACAGTTAGGATGTTCTTGTAGTTGATTAATCAACTGTCCTGAATGCTCGTCGTGTCCAACGTAGCCTGGAGGAGAACCAATTAATTTACTTACACTATGCTTTTCTTGATATTCTGACATATCAAAACGTGCAAGATGTATACTTAGATTCTTTGCAAGTTGTTTAGCAAGTTCAGTCTTACCAACACCTGTTGGACCCATGAATACAAATGATCCAATTGGCTTTTCTTCTGACTTAAGGCCTGCTTGTGCAACAAGAATCTTATCAACAATTTCTTCAATAGCATCATCTTGTCCGTAAACATTAAGTTTAAGATTATGGTCAAGACTTGCTAAATTATTAGTTTCTTTTTGTTGTATTTGTTCTGGAGGAAGATTTACAAACTTAGCAAGTTCAAATTTAATCTCTTCAGGACCAACAACACGATCTCCTGTAGCATTGTTTACTTTGAAACGTGAACATGCTAGGTCAATCAAGTCAATTGCTTTGTCAGGCAATTTCTTATCAGTAATATATTTTATTGAAAGTTTAACTGCTTCGTCAATTGCTTCTTCTGTAATAATTGTTTCGTGAAATTCTTCGTAGTACTTCTTAATACCATGTAAGATATCTGTTGTTGTTTTCTTATCAGGCTCGTCAACACTTACACGTTGGAATCTACGCATCAATGCACGATCCTTTTCAAAGTATTTACGATACTCGTCCCATGTAGTTGATGCAACAACTTTAATATCGCCTTTACCTAGTGCAGGCTTTAACATATTTGCTAGATCATTACTACTGTTTGATCCGCCAGCACCAGCACCATTCATCATGTGTGCTTCGTCAATGAATACAATCGTTTTGCCTTGACGTTTAATAGCGGCCATAACTAATTTAAAACGTTCTTCAAAGTCTCCGCGGTATTTACTACCTGCTAACATAGCACCAATGTCTAAGTTGTATACTGAATACTCCTCAAGGAACGTTGGAACATCTTTATTAACAATACGATATGCTAGTCCTTCTGCAATAGCAGTTTTACCAACACCCGGATCACCTACTAATAGTACGTTGTTCTTTCCTCGACGTCCTAATGACAAACAAATGCTTTCAATCTCGTCTTTGCGTCCAATAACAGGATCAATCTTACCATCTACAACTTCTTGATTTAAATTTGATGTAAATGCTTTAAGAGCCCGTTGTGCATGTCCTGCCATTTCTTCATCTTCAGCAGAGCCTACAAATTCGTTGTTAATATATGTGTTAAATGCTTCTTTTTCAACACCTGCTTTTGTAAGTGTATATGTTGAAAAACTTTTCTTTTCGTTTAGTAACGAAACAAATACATCACAAATATCAATATGCTGTCTACCACTAAACAATACTTGCGTAAATGCTCTATTCATTACACGTTCTACTGTTTGTGTTTTCTTTGGCTTATATTTTGTGCCTGCAGGAACTTTAATATCATCAAGTTTTGTTTGAAGATAAGTTAAGATATCATTCTGCAAAGGTTGAACATCAATACCAAAACCTTTTAAGATATTTGTAAAATTTTCTGTGCATAGCATTGCAAACAACAGATGTTCTAATGTAACATATTCATGTTCCAATCTTTTAGCATCTTTAATTGCTTTGTCAAATACTACCTGTAACTCTTCGCTCGGTTCAACCATAAATCATTATTCCTTTTCTATAACTGTATTTACATTATACGATATCATAGTATTAAAGTCAACTATATTTTTTGCCAATTTGCTCAATAAGTCTCTTGTCCATTTCACTGAGCCCTGACGGTGTTTGACCTATAATTTTAACTAAGATATTTCCTGGGTTGCCTTGTCTGTTTGGTAAGCCTTTGCCTGTAATTTTTAATATTGTGCCTGGTTGAGTTCCTCCGGGTATATTTAGATTAACTTTAGCACCACCCGGAACACTAATTGTAGTATATAAACCAGTAATTAGTTTTAAAACGTTCAATCTCTTCGTAGTAATTAAATCTAATCCATGCACTTCAAACTCATTTGTGGATTGTACTACTACTTGTACAAATAAGTCTCCCGGCGGTACTTGCTGAATGTCTTGTTGACCCATTGCTGAGTATCTTACTTTGTCACCATTCCGCACACCTACAGGTATTTTAATATCAACAGTTTGTTCTAATCCGTTATTAAGCCTGTATGTAGCAAGAACATTTTTACCAGTGTAAACTTCACCAATACTAATGTTACAACCTATCGTAATATCTTGATTACGCATTTGCCTACCACCAAATCCAAATTGGCCCATTAGATCATTAATGTCAAAGCCGCCTTGAAATCCCCCTTGGTTAAAATGTTGTGAATTAAACTGTGGTTGTGGATTATCGTATGCTTGTCGTTTTTGTGGATCTTTTAGTGTGCTGTATGCTTCGTTAACTTGCTTAAACTTTTCGTCACTACCACCTGTACGATCAGGGTGGTGTTGCATACTTAATTTCTTATATGCTTGTTTAAGTTCTTTGTCCGAAGCGTTTCGATTAACACCTAATATATTGTAATAGTCCATACTATTACTTATAGAAACTATTTCTTAGATTTACTAGATCCGGTGTATAGTCCAAACCATGCCGCACCGGCACCTACAACAATACTAACAAGTCCGCTTTGTTCAAAACTTGGAGCATCTAAATTCATAAACCATATTACTACTTTATATAATAGTACAATGTAAACAGTTAAGAATGCTCTTGGAAAAATTCTCCAAGCATCAATTGCTCTTGCTAAATGTATTAACCTAGCATATGGATTAGGACCTAAGTCTTTTACACTTGTATCTACTTCTAAGTCTAGTTTGACTTTGCGTGTTGTACTATCTTGTGTAGCAACTACTACCGCGTCTGGCTTTGTTTCTGCTACTGGAGCAGGAGCCGCCTCTGGTTTATTCAAATCTTCTGGCTTCTTTCTTGGCATTATCTTTTCCCCTCAAGATGTTTGATACGCTTTTCAAGCTCATCTATTTTAGATGTAATTTTTGGATATTTCACACGCCAAGCATTTGGATCATTTTGTAACCATGTCCAACCCC